GTGCATCTACATCTCTAAACTCTCCAGGTTGTATCGATTGCGCTTCATCTCTGACACGAATACCTCTTTGTTTAAATCCTGCTGGCATATTTGAAAACGTACCAGCATCTAACAACTGTCTGAGTGCATTCGTTGCAGTTCTTGATAATCCACCAATCATGTGGATTAAGCCAAAACCATAAAAACCTAAACCCGGTAAAAATTTAAAATGTGTAAAATATTCTATTTTATTTTTTAATGGATCTTCAGGTTTATAATTTCTTCTAATAGATAAAACTTCTTTTGAACTTGTATCTATAGTTACAATGTAAGGAAGTTTTATTCCTGTTGGGTTTTGTTCTTCATCTTTATCTTCAAATCCTTCTAAATCTAGATTTGTGTGAAACTCTAGAATAGTAAACATTTGTTCGTCTCTAGTTTTTCTAACTCCTTCTAACTCCCTTTCTTTTTTTTCTACTTCTGTTTCTTGTGCATAACCTGGTGTAATCTCTACATCTCTATAGAAACCAGATACCTGTTTTTTTCTTAATTCATTTTCTGAAATTTTTAAAGAATGTACTATTGCATCTGCATCCTCTAATGACGTTGCAGTATAAGGAACTATCAGATCGTCTGCTGGAACAAATTTAGATACGGCTCTGTCAAGTAGTTCGTCATAATAGACTTTCTTGAATGCAGAGCCGCTAAGAGGGAGATAAAAAAGTAACTGATCGAACTCGGGTTCATACTCTTTCATCACATTCATGAGTTGATAGTTCATGAAATTTTTTACTCGTACAGCTTGGTCTTCTTTTTGTTTGTTTACCACACCCATGATTTGAGTGTGAACCGGACCATTGGCTGGAAGTAATTCTTTGTAAGCTTGCGCTTGAAACTGTGTTACCGCTTCAGCTAATACAGGGTGTGTTGCACCACTAGCATTTGAGAACGGTTGAGATCTTGTCTCGTATTTAAATCCTAATAAGTCTAAACCTTTTGTATAAGCATCTTCCCAATCTTTTCTAGATGCTTTGTATTGCATGTAGTTTTCGTAAAGCTCGGAGCCTAATCTACCTAAAACCTCTTCCGGTAATAGATCTGCTAGGTTATCAAAATGTTCGTTTGTACCTGGTTGGTTTACAGCTTCTGGGTCAAAAGTAATTGTAGCACCACCGTCTTCATCTTGTTCAACTTGAATATCTTCTGGTCCAACCTGTTCTTCTAAATTTTCTTGAGACGCTTCTGCAATCTCTTCTTCGCTAGGTAATTTTATTTCTTGCTCTACGTTTGGTAGAGACTTGTCTATTTCTGACATTATTTTTCTCCGAGTTCGATACCACTATAATCTTTTTTCCAGGGACATTCAACCCCTGTGAATGAGGCCCTCTCTCTGGTGGTATCGTAGTTGTTAACTTTTTAGTCATCTAATAATCCTATTCCTTGTATTGCTAATGATGCACCAAGTCCAGCTATACCTGCTCTAGATAATAGTCTTAATGCAGGTTTGGACAGACCTAGACTAGCAAATTTTCTAAAAGCTGAAGGTAATCCCCTTGTTAATCTTGGTGTTTGTTCAGCAAATATTGGATATGTATAATTGATAGGATCTGTTGCAATATCTGCCAGTGAATCTCCTTCAGACACTTGTCTTGTAATATCTAATGCAGCTAATGGTGCTAACACTCCAGGTGATGCTGCAATACCAAGTCCTTTGCCTAAAACTCTTCCACCAGTTCTTATCAATCCTTTTTGTTCAACACCAGCTCCTCTAGATTTAAATTGAGTAACTGAACCAGGATCTCTACTAACTTTAATTGTTGATGGTGCACCAAGTGCTGTTGATGCAGCAAGGGATGCACCAACCGCTGGTAGTTGATAATCTAAAATATCTGGTTTTGTCATGTCCGTTGAAATAGGTTGAGTTACCATATCAACCAACATATTTTTTTGTTGATCTTCGTTTGATAAATAGGTTGTTGGATCGTCGTTTCTAAATTCTTTTACAAGTGCAGCCGCAGCTCCACCAGCAAGTCCTGCAACACTAAATGTTT